TCCCTTGTTGCTTTGCCTGATGACTTATTTAGGTTTCATTATCTAAACACGTATGCGGGGGTTGTTATGGGTTTTGGATTTACTGAGGATTTAAAGGGTAAAAGAATTGACGTTGCAACGAAATTCAAAAAGAACATTGAAGAGTTTTGCGGATCAAAGACGTTTCAACAAACAGCAACGCTAACAGATTCGATGTTTACGCTGGATGGCAAACGGGTGTCGTTCTCAGACTTTAAAAAAGCGGCGGACGGAATCAATATGAATTACAATAAGAATTGGCTCAAAACAGAACTTGAAACATCGTATAAGATTACGCAAGATGCAGAAAAATGGGCGCAAATTGAAGAGGAACAAGACATATTCCCATTGTTGGAATACAGAACGGTAGGAGATGGGAGGGTGCGCCCAGAGCATGCAAGTTGGCATGGCATAATAAAACCCGTTGGCGATCCATTTTGGGATGATAAATATCCTCAAAATGATTGGGGGTGCAGATGCGAAGTGGTGCAACGCAGGGATGGACAAGTAACAAAAAAGAACGGGCAAAAAAACACAAGTAAGGTATTTGCGAACAACCCGTATAAGACTGGCAAAGTATTTACCGAGAAACATGATTACTTTGATGTGCCTAGTGCTTATAAGGATTCACAAAAAAAGAACTTTGGATTCGTAACACCAACTGACAAAGAAGTTAAAGAACACATAAAGAAAAACAAATGGCAATAGTTAACATACCCGCTCTTTTACCTTCGTTTGGTGATATTGCACAATCGCTTCCTATTCGCATATCAACGCTAGGAACTCCGATTTATGATGATGTTACATTTAGGGCTGGCTCTTATACTAATGATAACGGTGATACGGTTACATATAAAGGTTTTTCATTGGAATCAGTACAAATAACCGTTAACCAATCAAAAAACATCGTTGAGTCGCAAGTGGCAGGACGTAACGGAACGGTGAAAGAATATATTTCGATGGGCGACTTTGAGGTGAATGTCAATGCAAAAGTATCGGAGCTTTTCAATGTGTTTCCTTACGATCAAATGGAGACATTCAATCGTATTAAGAACTCACCCGAAACGGTAAAGGTAACAAGTAAGGTTCTAAATGAAATATTCGAGGTTGAGGATTTCGTAATTAATGACATAACACTTTCAACTATACCAGGCTCAATAAATGAGGTTGACCTTCAAATTAGAATGACATCGGACGAGGACATTGACCTTCAAAAATTCCTGTTATGATAAAGAAAACTAAAGGGGACTTTTTAAAAGAACTCAAAGAAAAGCAGGCTAACTTTCGCAAATTGCAGCGTGTGTTACCTAAAATATTGGGTGAACAAGCTGCATCGCACTTCAAACAAGGGTTTGAAAGAGGCGGAGGTATGACAGATGCAGGAAGTTGGAAACCACGAAAAAGACAGGAGCGGGCACGTACCAAAGACGTAAATCAAAGAGCCACACTCGTAAAATCGGGTGTACTTAAAAAAGACATCAAACGTCGTAAAACATCATGGGCCGAAACGGTTGTTAGTACATCTGCATTAACTGAGGACTATGCGAGCGTACATAATCAAGGTTTAAGGGCTGGGCGTGGCAAAGGGTTTACCATGCCAAAACGTGAATTTATTGGGGAATCGGCTCGCTTACGTGCAAAAGGACAGCTCACGATACAAAAAGAAATTAAAAACATATAAGCATGAGCAGCATAAGAACCGAACTATATAATTTTTTGAAAGCCATTATCTCGGGCAAAGACTATACCGATTATATGGACAATGAGCGCACATTTACAGGTATAAGTGAGGTGTGTTATTTTGGTTTTTGGAATAGCAACATCACATTGACTGACAATAACGTTATTCCTTTGCCCGCCGTATTATTTGAAATTAATCAAAACGCAAACTTTCGCACATCGCTAAAAACAACGCAATTAGATACGGTAGGAAACATCAAAGATAACGTAGTATTTACGCTGCATATCTTACATAGTAAATTAAACAGCATTAATGAACAACCATACATTGACGCTATGGACATGGCAGAAAAAGTACTCCACGAGATACAAGGCAAATCGTGTGCTGGAGTTCAATTCATTCGTAAGATTGATGAGTATTACGATGCAGATAGCTCCGTAATATTAGATTATCAATTGCAATTTACAACCGTATTACACACATCTGGCACGAGTGATTCAGTACAAGTAGATCCATTTACTAACGAAATACAAATTTCCATTGAGTAATCTAAAAAAACAACGGGCGTTCTACGTTCAAAACAGATTAAAATCGGTTGAGAATAAACCGACTGAGATTAAGCGAATAGCGAAGGAGTTATTTCTTTCGGAGCGTACAATTTGGCGTGATTCTATTGCATTTATTGACATCATGTCATTGAAATAAATTGAACCTATTGTATAATTTTAGCAATTACGTAATTTTGTGACATGAAATTAATTTACGGACATATCGAAGCTAAGGAAAACAAAGCAATTTTGTTTTTGAAGGGTGAGATCGGTAAAACGATTAATGGAGATTCGTTTGCAGATGAGATACTAAAGGCATCCATGCAATACAAAAACATTGATATACTTATCAATACTATTGGCGGCTCGGTTGTTCAAGGTTATTCGATTATTACAGCTATTGGATTGGCTCAGGATGCAGGGATAAATGTAAGGCTTATAAATACAGGCGTTGCTTATTCAATGGGGGGTTTCATTTTAGCATCTGGGAAACCAGGTACTAGATTCGCTTATGACTATTCGATGGGAATGATACACGATCCACGAGTAAGCGGAGATGTACAACTTACGGATGCTGAAAAAGAAATGATACAAAAGTCTATTGATGCCATTGCTATAATGACGGCTGGCAAAACTGGCAAAAGTTTAGAGGACGTTAAAGAGCTTATGAAAGCTGAAAAATATCTATCGCCAGACGAAGCTATGTCGTACGGAATAATTGACGAGGTTATCAAAACAGGTAAAATGATTAATATAGCACCCGCCGCAAGATACGATCTTATGGTTGCATGCGATAAAATAACAGAGGATTTATTAACTATAAAAACAACAAAAAACATGAGTAAAATCAATGGCGTGTTACTCTTAAATGCAGAGGCATCTGAGGAAGCACAATTATTGGCTATTGCTGAAATTAAAGCCAAAGCGGACAAATTGAAAGCCGTTGAGGGCGAACTTGAATCAGCAAAAGCAGAGATAGGCAAATTAAACGCAAAGTTTGAGAATGCTGAAAAAGAAACCAAACGAGTAAAAGCAGAATCAATTGTATCTAAGGCTATCGAAATGGGTAAAATAACCGCCGATGCTAAAGAAGAATGGATTGAGGACGTTATTGCAAACGAGGAAAAAGCTGAAAAAAAATTGAATGCTATTCCTGTTGCAAGTGGTTCTATCAACGCTCAATTAGAAGGCAAATCAGGTTCTAAATCAGATGATAAAGCGAAAGCTGAAGCATATGAAAAATTGATGGATGATCCTGATAAGATGAGCGAAATGGACGCTAAGACGTTAGACGAAATGGAAGCGGCTTACAAGAAAATGAAGGCTGTTACTATCAAAGTAATAGAGTAATAACACTAAAAAATAAAAGACAATGGCAGAAGTTAGAGTGACGTGGTTTCAACGTCAATTAGAAAAGAGATTATTTCCAGATAATTCATTCCTGAAATACTCAAAAAACGGTGGTCAACCTAATGTTGCAACCGTAGAGATTCCACAAGCAACAACGTCGAATAGACCTGTTCTTGGTGGTGTTAACAGTGGTTACACTACTACAGCAAATAACTTGGCAAATGCAAGTGCATTAACTCCAATTATCCGTGTAAACGACAAATTATCGTACAACAATACGATTATCCGTTTACCAAAACCAATTATCATTGAAACGCTTCAAGAAGCTGAATTAAGTTACAACAAGGCGGCTCAAATCGCAGAAGAAGAAGCGTTAAACCTAAACACTGCAATTGCTGATTATGCTCTTGCAAATTGGGCGCAAGATAACGCAAATTACATCATTCCTACTACTGGATTGAGTAAAGCTGGTATTGTTGAAACAAGAAACGGTAGTGTGACTGGTGGATTAGCGGGTTCGGTTAAGCGTTTTGCTTTTGAGGATATGCTTGCATTGCAAACAGCTATCCAAAAACAAAATATTAGCGACGGTCAATGGGTGGCATTACCAACTGTTGAACAATGGGCGGATATTAAACGCTTCCTGGATGTTGACTTCGAGCAAACTGCAAATGAATCAATGTTACGCTCTGGCGTACTTGGTAAATTCGGTCGTATCTTGTTCCTTGATCCACGCCAAAACGACTTGTATAATGCAAATGTAGTGTATGATTTAACAGCTCCAACTGCTCCAGTTCCTGTAGCTTTTGATGGTACTGTTAATGTTAACTGCGTAAGCGCATTACTTTGCTGGAATGCAAATTATGTTGAGCGAAATGAGGGTTCGCTTGTGTTCTACTCACGTACAAAAGATCCATTATACATGGGTGACATTATGAATTGGGGTGTTCGCTTCGGAGCTTCAAAACGTCGTTTAGACGGTAAGGGTGTTATCGCAATGTATGAAAACCCATCTTAATTATTAACGATAAAAAACGAAAATTGAAATGAAAACAATAATCAATATCCTTTTTTTGCTTGTAGTGTCATTGACACTGCAAGCTCAAACATCTACTAAAACAGCGCTTGTTAACGTGAATAAAATCACAGGTGAGCCAGTTACAACGGTAGACAATTTAACCTTCAATGCGACCGATACATTAGGATTGCGAGATTCAACCTACAGTATTGTATTCCCTGTTGACTTCAACAAGGCATTCACCTATAATTATCGTGTTAAAATCGATTCAGTATCGGGTACTGCAAACAATACAGTAGTTAAATTGCGTGGTAAGGTGTGGTCTGAAGATGCTTATTCGGATATAACTACAGTTACATACATAGGCACAGGTATAGATACAACTATTACAATCGCTACAGCCACAGCCGTTAGATACAGATACATGGACTTGTTTATAGAAAACAATGCAGGTAAGGTGAAAATATCGAAGGCAAAAGCAAAGTATTGGTATTAATAACTATTTAACACTATAAAAATGAGAAATTTAGAGAGATTATCAGAGGCTGAATTGACAAAAAGAGCAAAAGAGTTGTATTTTAACCGCAATCCAAAGATTGATGTTATTTACGCAGATGAATTCGGGCGTTTCAGTTACAATCAACAATCATTGGTTGAACAAAACGAAGCAAGCACGGGCGTATTTGCAATCAATCGCAAGGCTTTAAATGTCAAGAAAGATGAGCAAAAAGAGGAAGTTAAACCGAACTCAACAAAATAAGTTAAAGGGGTGTAAAAAACCCCTTTTTTTTTAAAACATTAAAACTAAAAAAAAATGGCATTAAAAAACGATATTATAGTTACCTTGTCCGATGGCGGAATAGGGCGGCTTGCATCGGGCAAAGATTACTACACAGGGGTAATCTTTCAAGGCACAAAGCCAGTAGGCTATGGAACAGACTCGATTAAAAGAGTGTACTCATTAGCACAAGCTGTTGGTTATGGTATAACTGAAGCGGCTTTTCCAGTTGAATATTATCATGTTTCTGAATATTTCCGTATCTTGAGTAAATTTAGGGTAAGCGGTTTTATTGACGTTATGTTTTCAGCAATTGGAACTGGTTTATTTGATGGAACTGAAATTACAACCATTTGCAAAAACAGCAATTACGAATTGCGTCAAGTTGGCGTATTTTTGATTGATCCTTTTGCGTCTGGTTTCGTTACCGCTGCGAACACCAAAGCACAAGCGTTAGATGATGCTGGTTATCCTGTATCGGTTGTTTTGGCTTGCGACTTCGCAAACTTTACCACCCCTACAGACTTAAAAGCATTGGATAAAAAATGGGTGTCTACATGTATTGGTCAAGATGGCGGCGGCGTTGGTACCACTTTATTCGCATCTGAAGGATATTCAATCACTTGTCTTGGTGCAATGCTTGGTACTATTGCAGCTGCAAAAGTATCTGAAAATATTGGGTATGTTGAAAAGTTCGATGTTTCTGGAGTTACTGAACTACAGACTTTAGCTTTATGCGACGGTACGCTAGTAAACACGTTAACCGACGCTCAAATTGATGCGCTAAACGATGAAGGATATACCTTACTTGTTAATCGCAGGGTTGCTGGTTCGTATTTCTATGATGATCCAACGGGTGGTATTGAAACTAGCGACTATACTTATTTATCCAATGTTCGTGCAATTAGTAAAGCTAAACGCTTATTACTTCAATATCTTGCACCGCTGCAAAATATGCCTTTGTTTGTTAACGCCTCAACAGGTCTTATGAACGAGCAAACAATCGGTAAATTCACAGCGAAATGTCAAGAAGCATTGAATAACATGGCAGTTAATCAAGAATTGCAAGTAGACCAATCAACTGGACGTATTCCAGATGGGTCAATTAGCATAGACCCTACTCAAAATGTATTAACAACAAGCAAGGTAGCTATACTTGTTCGCATACAACCTATCGGAGTAGCTAGAATGATTGATGTTAACTTAGGTTTCACCGTTAAAAATAACTAACAATGGCAAACAAAACAGCAAATATACTAGGTCAAGAGTATTCATTCGTGGATGCTACCTTTACCGTGCTTGGTACTGAAATGTTCTCTTTGAGTGCATTCACGGCCACAGAAGCACAAGCGAAAGTAAATAACTACGGTTCATCAAATAAACCCGTAAGTCGTGGGCGTGGTAAGAAAGAATACACCGTGAGTGTTGACTTGTCACATAAGGACGTTGAGCGTATTAAAGCAATTATTCCGGGCGGTTCTTTGAATGATATGCCTGCGGGCGTAGCTACTTTGATACTCGACAATGGAGTTGACAGCAAAGTATCGTTCACTTTGCTTGCTTTCGAGTTCGCATCTGATGGAATTGAGATTGCAATGGATGACACGGAAGCACGCCGTTCTTATGACTGCATTTGTTCAGATATTATATACGTTAAACTATAAACTACATACACTATGTCACAATTTGAGAATATTACCACGTTATCGGAATTAGAGGCTAAAAAAGCGGAGTTACTTGCTAATGGAGCTACGGAAATCGAAATAAAAGACTTTAAAACTGAATTGCAATTTGCAGAGGCAGAGAAAAAGTACGAAACAGCTATTGTAAATCACAATAAATCAGGTTATCATACATACATTTTTATCTGTGATAATGGCATGAGTTGTTTACTTAAAGAGCCTACGGTTACTATTTCGGCTAAAATCGTTCCTTACATGACCGCAATGATGGGCGGTGAGCCTGATTTTGTCAAGGCTGCTAAGATGCTTGTAAATGAGTGCTGGATTGCAGGCGATGCTGAAATACGGAAAAGTGAAGACTTATCCGTAGAGGTTGGGATGCAGGCGTTACACACAGTACAAATTAAGGTAGCGAAGTCAAAAAAAAAATAGGTGAAAATCCGTTATTAAAAGAAGATAAACACGGGGTAATCGGACTTCAAAAAATAGCCGCGTTACTCCGTTTTTATTTTAAGGTTGACCCGTATAAATTAAGCGATGATGAATTTATCGAAATGTCGCATGAATTATTTTATTGTTTGAAGATTGACGGTGAAAGACTGTCTACTAATGGTAAATTTGAGATAAGTTATTGATTATGGCTACATTTGAAGAATATGTAATACTGTTAACTGATAAGTTTTCCGCTGGCATAAAAAAAGCAGGGGATCAAGCCAAAGGTTTTAAGAATAATGTCGAAAAGATTAATTCTCAAATCTCTGGCATGGGTGCTTTGTTTAGCGGTGCTATTATTGGTGGCATTGGTGCGAAAATGTTAATGCTTGCTAGTGACTTTGAAGAAACATCGAGTAAATTCTCGGTAGTTTTTAGAGACGTGGCAGGTGAAGCAGAGAACACGGCACGAATGTTAGAGGATAGTTACGGATTAAGTTCTTTAGCATCGAAAAAACTATTATCAGACACAGGGGATTTGTTAACAGGCTTTGGATTTTCGGGTGATATGGCTCTCGATGTATCTACAGAGGTGCAGAAATTAGCCGTTGACCTTGCATCATTTACTAACTTTTCAGGTGGAGCACAAGGAGCCAGCGAAGCACTTACAAAGGCATTACTTGGGGAGCGTGAAAGCGTAAAAGCATTAGGTATTGCGATACTAGATGAGGATGTAAAAGCAAGGGTAAAGCAATTAGAGTCAATGGGCAAAGTCAATGGAATGACTGAACGCCAAAAAAAAGCCTATGCAACCCTATCACTTGCACAAGAACAATCTAAAAATGCCATTGGTGATTACGCTCGCACGTCCGATTCATTTGCCAATGTTATAAGAGTATTGCAAGAAAGGTTTAAGGATCTAGGAGTTGTAATCGGTCAGGTGTTAATGCCTGTTATACGTCCTATGGTTGATTGGCTTGGCAGAATAGTCAAGTACGCAAAGGAAAATGAAGACAAATTTAAAAGTTTAGTCAAAGCAATAGCAGTTATGACAGCTGCCGTTGCTGTATTCGTCGTTGGATTAAAAATAATGAATGTAGTTATGGCTTTGAACCCTTTTGGAGCGGTTGTAATTGCAATAATGGCATTAATTGGAGTGCTCGTGTATGCGTGGAATGAATCAGAAAAATTCAGAGGCGTTCTACTTGGCATATGGGAAGTATTGAAATGGGTGTATGAAGTGATTAAAGACAAGGTTCTGGGTATTATGGATGTATTTAGTAACGGTTGGAAGGGTATTGGCGATGCGATAAAGAATTTTGTACTAAAACGTATTGACCTATTATTACTAGGATTGAAAGGCATGGGAATAGCTATAAAAGAGCTATTTACAGGTAACTTTAAAGAAGCAGCAGCTGCTGCTGGTAAGGCTTACGTTGATTTAACGGGCGTATTTACAGGAAAAGGATACGATGACTGGGCAAAATTAGGACAAACAGTCGGGCAAAAATTCAATGAAGGATTCGCAAAAGGCAAGGATGCAGAGAAAATAACGATGCCAGGATTTAATCAAACTACTACTGCAGGCGGAGGCGGCGTAGCGGGCGAATTAGATACTAAACTAAAAGCAGAAACAGCTACCGTTACTGGATCAGCTCCCAAAATATTCAACATAAACATTGACAAGATGACAGGTGTTGAGCAGTTCATTAACCAACGGGGCACGGTATCTGAATCAAAAGAAGACATCGCAAAGGTGTTTACAAATCTAATGCTTGAAATGCTTGCGGACGTTCAAATAGCACGAGTATAATGAAAAGGATATTCTCAAATATCATAGTTTATAGTGGACAGAAGGGGGCTGCTAAATTGCAGCTCCCGTATGTTCATTCCATTGAAATAAGCACAAGTAGAAATAACTATACGGATACTTGTACAATACAGCTCCCTCAAAAGATGGGTAAGGTAGGAAGACGATTAACTGATAGTATTCAAATAGGGGACAAAGTGGAAGTTAAATACGGTTACGGTAAAGTAATCACTGAATTTATCGGTTACGTTACTGGCGTGGATGTGAAATTTAACGCTATAATTACGCTTGAAGATGATGCCTGGCTGTATAAACTATATGCACTGGGCAAAGATTATAAGTTAAAAGATACTACATTCAACACGCTTATTAGCACGATTTATAAAGGACAATTTAAAACTACCGATGATAAGATTGGCGATTGGAATATAAGCAAAAATGCAACGCTATTAGATATACTCGATGAGTTAAAAAAGACGTTCGATACTATTTCTTATTGGCAAAATGGCATATTGTATGTTAATTATGAGTTTGAAAAATCTGAAAATAAGCGAATACGCTGCGAGATAAGAAAAAACATACTTACTGACACATCTACGATCAATAAAAGCAAAAGCAACGATGTGGGCGTTGTATCAAAGGGTACATCACCGCAAAAAGATGGAACGGTAATTGAAGTGTATAGTTATTACAAGGACGTTGTGACACGGGAAATCGTATCACAAATAACTTCGCCAGTTGGAAATATTTCAGATTTTCAGGTGCCAGGACTTTCGCGCGAGGACCTGCAAAAATTAACTGAACGCCGTTTGCCAAAGTTGTACAGTCAATCAATATCAGGTGAGGTTACGACATACGGAGAGCCTTCGATACAACACGGGGACGCAATGGAATACATAGACAATGATAACAGCGATAATAACGGCGTGTATGAAGTAGTCGAGATAATAAAAACGCTTTCTGTTGATAATGGACTTCGACAAACTATAAAAATTGGTGAAAAAATTGCAAATATTAATTAACTTTGCTTCATGGACATACAACTTAACGACATATTCACGTCACTGGTTCGCAGGGTTATCAAAAAAGAGCGAATTTACTCTACTTTAGGGGTGGTGAAGTCTATTGGTTCAACTACTTACACTATAAAACCCAATGACGGAGGTCCAGAGATAGAAGTAAATCGAATAAGTGGTGAAACGATTGAGCTTATACCTTCAGTTGGCAGTTTAGCAATGGTTGTTTGGAATGATAATAAGAACGCTTATACGTTAATGGTATCGGGCGTTTCAGATGTTATTGTTAACGGTGGCCTAAATGGAGGTTTAATAAAAGTTACTGAATTAACTGCAAAATTAAACGCTCTTGTAACCACGGTTAACGCTCTTATTACAGCTTACAACGCTCACGTTCACGGCGTACAAGTTGACCCGCCACCAGTGCCACCAGTGCCATCATCACCACCGGCCGCACCAGCGACACCAGCCGTTATATTTATTAAAACGCAGTACACTAATTTAAAAGTAAAGCACTAATGAATGAAAGTGATATAATAATTGAACCAGATTTGCTTATTCAGAATGGTGACATTGTGATTAAGAACGCAAACGAGCAGAATATTAAGCACATTTTGATTGCTTTTGGTAATTATTTATTGACTCCAGATATGGGTGCAGGGTTATATAGGTTGCAAAATAGCAATGTGCAAGATTATAGAGAGATAGTATCGAGAATTAAGCAGGAATTGAAACGAGACGGATACATAAATACATCCGTTGGTGGTCAATTTAATAATGCGACGGGACAAACTGAAATGAATATAACAGCCGAAAGGGTAACAATTGCAGAAAGGTCAGTATTATGAAGGGTGAAGTAGTAAAATATGGACAATCTTTATACGATTTCGTCGTTGAAAAATACGGTAGTGTTCGCTTTTTGTCTAAATTTGTGCGTGATAATGGCATTGGATATGATGGATTGGTAACGCAAGGACAAACGCTGTTAATAGACACAGCGGAGGGTAATACATCAAATAAATACAAGATACGAAATAAGGGCATAGTTATAAACAATAATATTAACAATACACTGGTAACGCAACTGGCGTTATTTGAGGATGAGCTGGGAATATTATATGAGGACGGCGAACAAATGATTTACGAAAACGTAATATAAATAAAAATGGCAGAACAAAAACTATCAGCAAGAACGGAAGCTACGTCCCCATCGGGAGGGTTTTTCCATGTTATTAGGGATGTAGGTTCGGGCTTAGAGAGCTTCAAAATATCATTCGCTAATCTATTTTTGGCGGCAAATACCGCTATTTCGCAGCTTCAAACCGATATAGCAAATAGGTTGAAAATTGAAAAGAAAACAAGCGTATCAGCTGCAACTACCTTTTCAATGCCGAACGCAAGCAAACTAGAAAGCATTGATTTTTATCACATTTCATCAACAGTTACGGTAAAAGTAGGAACTGCCGTGGGACTCGATGACATTGTATCGGAGTTTGAAATATCTGTGGGCGCAGAATCAGTTATTGCTCCGAAATTATATCCAACAACAGGGACTTTATACATAACCGTATCGGGTGGAACAGTAAATATTAATATTAATTATAGAACAGGACAATGAAAAAATTAGCAGTATTATTAATAGTAGCAATGCCTTTTATGGCATTTAGTCAAAGACTTGACGTTAAAGGTATGACAGTTCGTGAATCGTTTAAATACAAAGATTCAACCATAACGAATATTTATAGCGGTGTTATTCCTAATATCGGTAAGGTAGGGCAAATGATTGGGGATTCTTTGGGTAGTAATGAAAGCGGATGGACGGTTAGCGGTGATACGGTGAGTACGGATAAGTATGCGTGGTTAAAGAATGGGTACATGTATGGAATTGGTTACGATTCATATCTATTTATTGGTAACGATGCAATAAGCGTTAATTCTAGTGGGGCTTACATTGAAGCTAGTGTCAATAACGCTCAGGTAAGGTCAGCTAATGGAGAGGTATCAATTCAAAGCAGTAGCACCACTGGCGGCGGCTTAGTCAATATCACTGCATCGGGTAACGGTAGTGGTGATAGTTATATTAATTTAACTGCTGATATCATAGATCTTAATGCAGATGATTATGTTGAGGCTGGCGCGATACAAGCTAGTAGCGTAAGGGTAGCTGGTAGTATTACTTGTTTAAATAACTACAACGAGATCGATTTTACAGGAGGCTCAGGAAGTGATATTTCTATTTCCAACACTGGCATCGGTAATATATCACTTCATCCTACCGATTCTGTTTCTTGCAGTGCTATAATTAATTCAACTCGCTTCACCGTCTCAAATAACGTTCGATTCTACGATGCTAATTTTTCTGGTAGCTCCATCCCTGGTGATATGTATTATTATAACGGTAATTTTAACTTGGATGGAGGTATAGCGGCAAACCTTACAACAGGATGGAAGGAACAAACCCTAACAATCGATCCCGCAACAGGAATCATACACTCACTGAAAGTCCCTCACGTATTTTTGTATAATGATAGTAGCAACGTAACCGATGCAATTACAACGGATTGGACAAAGTTCACGCCGTCAACTTCACCGTATT